TGCGGATCGCTCCCCGCCTCGCCGCGAACGTTGACCGTGATCGCGATATTGCGCACCGATCCCGCCGCCGCCCAGCGACGCCAGCCCGTTCGACACCGCGGCACGCGCGATCTCGGCCATCACCGACAGCACCGCGCGCTTCAAATCCTCGAACCCCAGCTTGCCCGTCACCACCGCGCGCGTCAGCGCCCGCTCGATCGCGCGTCCCGCCGCATCCGCGCCCGCGCCCAGCGAGCCTTCCAGCTCGCCGCGCAGCGCCGCGATCTCGCGCCGGAACGCGCCCGTGTCGGCGCGCACCGTCACCAGCGCCTCGTCCAATCCATCAGTCATCGGGATATCGCTCCATCATCGCGGCGAGCGCGGCGCCATCGACACCCTCGCCCGCCTCGTCGCGATACCCACCGAGCACCGCCGCGACATCGGCCGGCGTCGCCGCCCAGAATTCGGCCGGCCGCCATCCGGCGACGCGCGCCATCAGGCCGGCCAGCTGCTGAGCGACTTCACCGATCATCGGTCGTTCTCCCACCACGTCCTCCCACCACGTCGTCATCCCGGGCTTGACCCGGGACCCGCCTTTCTTTGCCACAAGAGAAGGCAGGCCCCGGGTCGAGCCCGGGGCGACGAAGAAGAAATCTTCGTACCTTCGCGTTCACCTGTTCCTCACCGCCCCGACAAGATCTGCCCCAGCAGCACACGCAGCGCCGGCGTCACCGCCGCCAGCCCCTGCGCGACCACCGCCTCGCCGATCGCCTCGCGCGTCAGCGCCGCGGGCCGGTCGCGCACGCAATGCCAGAACAGCGCCGCCATCTCGCCCAGCGCCAGCCGCCCGTCGGCAGCGCGTTCGACCAGCGCGAACAGCGGGCCCAGTTCTTCCTCGGCCGCGACCAGCGCCGCGAAGCTCGGGCGCAGCACATGGACGGCGTCGCCGATGCGCAGCTCGGCCTCGCCGCGCAGGGCATTCGCCGCCGCGCTCACAGGCTCACCACCGCGCCGCTCGATTCCAGGTTCAGCGTATATTGGCGCTCGCCGTTGTAATCGCCGGCATAGTCGAGCCGCGTCACCAGAAAGCGCCCGCGCATCCGCTCGCCGCTTTCGAAGCTCAGCTCATAATCGTCGATCGCCCCCGCCAGCGCATGGCCGCGCAGCCGCGTCTCGGCGGCCGAGCCGGTGAATATCCCCGCCGCGCTCACCGACACCGACCGCACCCCCGCGCCCGACAACAGCGCGCGCCAGCCGCCCGAATCCTTGGTCGTGACGTTCACCGCCTCGCCGTTCACCGACAATTGCGTCGTCCGCAAACCGGCCACGGTCGTGAACACCGGCGGCGCCGCGCCATTGCCGATCTTCAGCAGAAAGGCACTCCCATTCTCGATTGCCATCGTCTAATCTCCTTTGAGAAAAAATAGTTCTGCAAATGGGGAGTCGCAGGATGCTGATTTTGACTATGCTTCTGGCCGCCATGGCGCCCGCCCCGACGGGCAACGTCGACACGACGCGCGCCGCCTTCACCAAATGCCTCCGCGAACATCTGAAGAAGTCGCTCGAGGCGAAGATGGGTGACGCCGAATATGAAATGGCGGTCAAATCGACCTGCGAAACCGAACGCGCCGCCTTCCGCGCGGCGGTGATCGCGGCAAACCGCGCCGGCGGCGACAATGCCGCCGATGCGCAGGACAATGCCGATATGCAGATCGACGATTATCACGCGAACTTCACCGACAAGTTCAAGGATTACTCCTCGACCAACACCCTGCCGGGCGAGTGATCGGCTAAGGATCGCTGCGAAAGCCCCCCTGCGACGGCCTGGGGGTGGACGTTCCGCCAAACCGTCGCCCCCGCGAAGGCGGGGGCCGCGGCCGGTCTACTCGGCAGCACAGGAATAGGCCGCTAGCGGCCCCCGCCTCCGCGGGGGCGACGGCTGGATTCGCCCGTCAGCCGTCCTCTGCACCGCCCGCCAGACACCGGCACCGCACCACCATCTCGTGCCGCCACCCGCCTTCGCGCGCGAAGGCAAAACGGGTTCGCACGACGCGGGCGCCGACGATGGCCCATCCCTCGCCTGCCCCGCGCAGGCCCGAAACCAGCCCCTCGATCCGCCCCGCCGCACCATCCTCGACGCCCGCGCCCTGCCCGTGCAGCGTCAGGCTCAATCGCACCTCGCGCCCGGCGCGATCTTTCGTCCCCCAGTCGCTCCCTTCGGCCGTCCCGACCGAGACATAGGGCGTGCTCGCCCGCGGCGGCACGCCGTCGAAAACGCCGTGGACCAACTCCGCCAGCGCCGCGTCGGCCTTCAGCACCGCCAGCGTTCTCGCCCGCACCGCCTGCTCGGCGCTGCTCATCGCTCGCCGCCCAGCGACAGCCGCCGCCACGGCTGCCAGAGCGCCGCGATCGCCGCCGGCGGCGCCAGCGCGGCATCGTCGCGCGCCGCGTACAGATGCTGGACCATGCGCAGCATGCCATGGCGGATCGCGGCGGGCACCTCGCTCGCCGTGTCCGCCATCCCGGCGCGATAGGCGACGCGCACCCGCGCCCCGTCGGCCGCGCCGGGCACGGTCACCCGCGCCGCGCCGCCGGCGATATCGACGCGATAGTCCGCCTCGCTCAGCGCCGTTTCGCCGCCACCCGCATCGATCGCCGCCACCGCGTCGATCCCGACGACCGGCCGCGCGGCGAGCCGCGCCGTCCGATCCCGCAGCGCCAGCACTTCCTCGCCCGCGCGCACGATCAGCCACTGGCCCGTGAACGCCTCGCAAATATTCGTCACCGCGCCGATCAACCGTTCGACCAGCGCATCCTCGTCCCCCGCGCCCAGCCGCAGCCACGCACGCGCATCCTCCAGGCTCACCGGCATGGCAGGTCATCCTTTCCAGACAGAATCTCGATGGGAGAAATGACGGTCGTCATTTCGGTCAGACCGAACCGAAAATGCGCCGCTGCCGCGACCCGAAGCGAACGTCCATCTGGACGTGAGCACCGGAAGCGCGGGAGGCGGGCATTTGCAGGCCGGTCTGGGCGGAATGGCGACCGTCATTCGGCGCCCGGCCCTGACCCGAAAGGGAAGGGAGCTACGGGCCGGGCGCCTATCGCGCACCAGCGCTGCTTAGCTGGCGGCGAACTTCATCAATTTGATCGCCTGCGAATCGATGATCGCACCGCCCACCCTTTTGGTTGCATAGAAATGCACGAAGGGCTTGTTGCTGAACGGATCACGCAGGATGCGCGTCTCGCCGCGGTCGGCGACGAGGTAGCCGGCGCGGAAATTGCCGAACGCGATCGACAGGCTGTTCGCGCCGACATCGGGCATGTCCTCGGCCTCGACCACCGGATAACCCAGCAAGGTCGCCGCCTGCCCCTCGACCATCCCCGGTTGCCAGATGAAGGCGCCGTCGGTCGTCTTGAACTTGCGGATGCGGCTCAGCGTATCGCTGTTCATCACCCAGCACGCGCCCTGCCGGTACGGCGCCTTCAGCGAATGGACCAGCTCGACCAGCTTGTCCTGCGGGTTCGACGCCGGAAAGGCGCCCGCCGTCCCCGTCGCCAGATATTGCAGCGACCCGAACGCGCGCACGCTGTCGATCTCGTTCGTCGCCGTATAGGTCAGGAAGCCCTTCGGCCGGTTCGTCCCGCTGCCGTTCACGAACGCGCTGCCCTCGGCGATCGCGAACTCGCGGCCCAGCTGCTCGGCCAGCCAGTCCTCGACGTTGAACATCGCATCGTCGAGCATCGCCTGGCTCGCCGCCGGATTGGCGTAAAGCTCGCCCGTCGGCGGCGCGATCTCGGCAAAGCTGCGCGTCGCCGTCTCGGGCCGCGCCGCAGTCTCGCCGACCCAGCCGGTGCCGAACGATCCCGTCGCGACCAGCTTGCGATAGCCGCTCGTCCCCGTCTGGACGACCGTCGCGATCGACCGGATCGGCGACAGCGTCTTCAGCGTTGCCGCGATGCTGCCGTCGATCTCGCGCGGCACCGCAAAGCCGCCCTCGCCGCCGGTCGCCCCCGACAGGCTCTTCATCTCGACCCCCGCATCGATCCCGCGCCGCAGGTAGCGCTCGACAAAGGCATCGCGCGCCGGATCGGCCGCCTTGGCCCCATCGAGCGGCAGGCGCGACGCCGCCACCGCCTGGGCATCGACCTGCGCCTTCAGCGCCGCGACCGAGGCCTTCAGCTCATCGACCGCCTCGGCCGCCAACACGGCATCGAACGCCCCATCGAGCGCGTCCGCCTTCACTTCCATATCGTCCATGCGTTTCACTCCTTCACCACCTGAATCACCCGCGCGAGCGGCTGCATCGGCGCCGCCACCAGACTGACCTCCGCCAGATCGAGCGCCACCAGCTCGCGCGGATTGCCCCCGCGCGAAGCCCGTACCCGATAGCCAAAGCTCAGCCCCGTCAGCGCCCCCGCGGCGACCAGCTTCGCCGCCGCCGGATGCGTCACCCGCGCGACGACGCGCAGCCCGCGCGCATCCTCCGCCAATGTCTCGATCGCGCCGATCACGGCGCCCGGCCGATGCTGCCACAGCAAAGGCACTGCGCGCCGCTCGGCGAGGCTCGCCGCAAACGCCCCGCGACGCACCACATCGCCCCCGCGATCGACCCGGTCGAACACCGAGGCGTAACCGGCAAACCTGATCCCCCCTCCCGCTTGCGGGAGGGGGTGCCGCGAGGCCCGTGACTCGCGGCACGGGAGGGCCTGTTCCGCCGCCCCGCTCACTTCAGCAGCCCCGGCAGCCCCAGCTTCATCGCCAGCCCCACGACGACCAGCGCCAGGCCGCACCGCACCGCCCAGTCGACCACCGCCGCCCAGGCACTTTTCTTCGCATCGCGCCACGCGCCGAGCAGCTGGCGCAGATCGCTCACATCGTCGCGCGCCGCCTCGTCGGCGAGCCCGAGCCGCGCCAAAGCCCGCCGCGCCCCCAACTCGCTCGCCTCCTCGACGACGGCTCTCAACAGCGCGGCATCAGGCGCACTCGTCCCCGCCAGCGCGATCAACCGCGCCAGCGCCTCTTCCTCATCCATGATGTCATCCTTGTTCTCGCCTCTCCCCCTGGGGGAGAGGCAGCGAGACTTGCGAACTTGTTCGCTAGTCGCAGCGGTGAGGGTCTCTCGGTCTCCGCAACCGGATCAACCGACCCCCAACAGCGCCTTCTTCTCGTCCGCGGTCAGCCAGTCCGCCGCCGACACCTCGCGCCACAGCGCCATCCGGTCCTCGACCAGCGCCGGCACCTTATCCAGGTCGACGCGCAGCTCCGCACCGTCGAACCACCCCGACAGTCCCTGCGCCACCGCCCCCAAAATCTTCGCGCACAAAGGCAGCACCGTCAGCCGCCATAGCGCGCGATTGGCCTCGCGATAATTGGCATAGGTCGCATCCCCCGGCAGCCCGAGCAGCATCGGCGGCACGCCGAACGCCATCGCGATCTCGCGCGCGCTCGAATCTTTCAGCGCCAGGAAATCCATCTCCGCCGGCGACAGCGACAGCGCCTGCCATCGGAGCCCCCCTTCCAGCAGCAAAGGCCGCCCCGCATTCCCCCCGCCCGCAAAGCTCTCGGCGAGCTCCTCGCGCAGCCGGTCGACCTGCTCGGCCGACAAAGGCATTCCCTTGTCGCCCGGATCATGCACCAGCGCCCCCGAAGGCCGCGCCGCATTCTCCAGCAGCGCCGCATTCCACTTCGCCGCCGCATTATGCGCCGCGATCGCGCCGGATGCTGCGCCCAGGCACCCCGCACCATAATGATCGTCCAATGGATGCAGCGCTTTCACATGCACGACGGCGACGCGCCCCGCGCCATCCTCGGCCGGCAGCACCGCCGCCGACCCGCCGGCCTTGTAGCGATAGGCCACCGGCCACCCCCGCGCGTCCGCTTCCACAGTCACCCGCTCGGGCCGCAACGCAAACAGCTCCGCCGGCGCCCCCGCGCCATCGGTCAAAATCTGCACATAGCCATTGCCGTGCAACAGCAACTGCGACGCCAAAGTCTCGACCAGCCCCTGCCCGCCCGACGTCGCCGCAACCAGCGCCGCCAGCGCCGGATCGCTCGCCACCACCGGCGCGCTGCCAGCAGCCTCGGCGACAAGCCGCACCGCCCGCTGCACGATCGCATTGGACAAATACCCCTCGCGCACCTGCGCCTCCCACGTCAGAGGCGCGGGCGCACTCCAGCTCCCATACACACGCGACAAAGCGGGCCGCGCAGCCACCTGCGCGGCCTTGCGGCCAAACCAGTTCATGATGTTCTCCTATCCGCCGCGCTGTGAGTCCGGCCCGCGCCGCACCTCGTCACCCCACGCTTCACCCCGGTCTCACTTTTAGCCTCATCGTCGATCTCAGCTTGACCTAGCTCAAACCGGAATCTCGTATAAGGTTGCTTATCTCCTTCAAGTATTAACTGACTCCCATTAGCTTCAGGCTAGTGATATGCAGTAGGGATGGGCGGGGCCATTGAGAAACTAGACAAATGGAGCGGGCGGATCGCTAACGCTGCCGCTTTGTTGCCGATTATTCCTGCAAGCGTTGCCGGTCTAATAGTTGGTTATCTATCAACCGGCGTTGCATGGATTAGCCAGTTTGGCGCGTTTGGATGGTTCTCTGCTGGCTTAGCCGGATTTCTGGCAACTAGCACTGCTCTCGCATTGCTTGCCAAGACGCGATTGTGGCGAGTCGAAGCAAAAATTCGCGAGCGGATCACAGGTGACGGATCACCATTCGATCCAATGGCGCGAGTTTACGAGAATAAGCGGCTTTACCTACGTGACCTCGCGCCGCAGGGGAGGCGAGAAGTCATCGGAAAAACATTCATAAACTGCGAATTAATCGGCCCCGGAACGGCAATCATCGGCCTACGCTCTTCAGAGCAAAAGCCGTGGCCCAAAATGGAAAACTCCAATACTTTCGACGTCGATTGCATTGAGATCGACGTGAATGTTCGATCAGCTCTCGCAATTTCATTTTTGGATTGTGATTTCTCAGGCTGTAATTTTTATCATTTGACGCTGCTTTTTGGTCGTCGAGAAAATCAAACGCTGCATTGGATTACTCCTAACTTTAATGAGCCGAGGCTCCTAACGGACGAGAATCCCGCCGACGCCGACTAGCGGGATTTACCGGCGCCTTTCATCGCGATTTCAAACCACCCGCACCCCCGGCTCCCGCCCTTTCTTCATCCCCTCCAGCAAAGCCGCCAGCGCCCAAACGCACGCATCCGCCCGGTCGGGCGAGCGCCCCGGCCCGGCATAGCCCCCGCCCGTCTGCAACCCGCAAAGCTGGTCCTCCAGCGCCGCGAACACCCCCGCATGCACCACCTGCCCGCGCTCGTAGGCAATCGCCACCGGCTCCGCGCGCCGCGCCTTGCCCACGCTCGCATGCACCGGCACCACCGGCAGCGTGCAGTCGGCCTGGCGCAGCGTCGCCGCGACCATGTCGCCGCCCATATTGCTCTCGGCGACGATCCGGTCGGCACCCCACCGCGCCGCCGCCGCGGCGACCGCCTGCGCCCACACGCCCGGCGGCGGCGTCTCGACGCTCGCATCCTCGATCACCGCCAGCCGGCGATCGCGCAGCAGCGCCGCCACGACGATCCCGCACGCATCGCCCTTCGCGGTCGCCGGCGGATCGACGCCGATCACCACGCGCACCGGCTTGCCGATCGTATCGGCCCCGACCCGGCACCGCTCGACCAGCTCGCGTGTCCACAGCGCCCCCTCGACATCCTCCAGCAATTCGCCGTCCAGCTCCTGCCGCCCCAGCCGGGTGCCGCCATAGCTGGCGACCATCGCCTCGACGAAGTTCGAGGGGAGATAGGCATTGTCGTTCGTCCCGCCGCGCGTTTCCTTGAAGCCGGGCAGCGCCATGATCCGCCGCATCAGCGCGGTCGGCCGCGGCGTCGTGGTCACCAGCGCGCGCGGCGTGTCGCCCAGTCGCAATCCCAGCATCAGATTGTCCCACGCCGCATCGCCCTGTCGCCATTTCGCCAGTTCGTCGCACCACGCCACATGATGTTCCGGCCCGCGCAAATTCTCCGCCGCCGCCGCCGAATAGAGCGTCGCCACCGCGCCGCTGTCGAAATGCAACTCGCGCAGGCTCTCCCGCCAAAGCGGCGCTTCGTCCGACCGCGCAACCGCCAGCAAGCCGCTCGGCCCTTCGATCATCACCCGGCGCCCGTCGGAATCGTTCGCCGCAACCAGCGCGATCCGCGCACCGGGCAGCATTCGCGCCCATTCGCTGATCCACTCGGCCCCCGCGCGCGTCTTGCCAAAGCCCCGCCCGGCGCGGATCATCCAGATGCGCCAGTCACCCGGCGGCTCGCATTGCCCCTCTTGTGCCCACCCCTGCCACCGCTCGATCAACTCGCGGCGATATTTGTACGGAAGGTCGCGCATCAACCGCCGCAACTGACCCGGCGTCAGCGTCGCCAACAGTTCCTGCAAGTCGCCGACGACATCGCGCGTCGCCTGCGCCATGCTAGAGTTGATCCCAGCCGCGCTGGCGCCGCAATATGTCGACCCGCTTCAGCACATAGGCATCGGTCTCCTCCGACGTCGGCAGCTTGCCCTTGCCGAGCCGCAAGCCTTTCAGCTTTCCGCCGCGAACGCTCTCCTCATGACGGCCCAGAACGCGGAGCACCTGATCCACCGTCATCGGCGCGACGACGGGACGGCTATCCGCATCGTCCGTATCGGATCGCGGACCTTCCACCGCCGCCAAGGCGGCGTTGAGCAGGCCCGCCTCCAGCCGGTGATAGCCGTCGTCGAGCGCGCGCTGCCAGGCGGCGGCAAATGCCGCATCGCGCTGGCGAATCTTGTAGAAGGTCGAAAACGCGACCCCGACGCGCGAGGCCGACAGCGTCACATTGCAGGTCTCGCTCAGATGCCGGATGAACTCGTCGCGCTTGCGCTGCGAAATCTCGCGCCGCGACCGTTTTTTCGAAACCAGCAACCGGTTCTTTCCGCTCCCCACCGTCTCGTCCAT